TCAATGAGCATAGATATTCCACTTAGCTAAATAGCCATCGTCTTTTAATTTGCGATCCACTTCGTAGGTCTGACCATTGGCCAAAACGGTATCGCCACGCTTCAAACGGACAGCGCTATCAACCGACAGGACAGTAACTTCGCCCTGAATCGCTTCATGCTGACCAAGGGGCACCAGCTCTTTGGCGATAATGCCCTTGGTTTCCAGTGATGACTGATCGGAAAGCGTCAGCAATACCGACTGCCCAAAGGTTGAAAGAACGGTGTGATCCATCGTTTTTATCGCTTCATCCATTTAAGCAGTCTCCTTATGCTCAACTCATGGTGAGTTTAATCACAGCCCGCGGCCGCAGGTTAATCGGCAGCGGATTTGATTGAGTATGAATAATCACGCCCTTTTCAAAGTCCATCACCTTTTGCTTGGCATAACGAGGCAGGCCGATGGTGTTCACCGTTTCCACAAAGTCAGCCGGTGCAAACCAGGTCTTGAAGATATCTGCGCCTTGGGGGTAGAGATAGGCTTCATTGGCAGCGACAAAGTCATTGCCGCCGACAGAACCGCGATACTCTTCCCAATCAATATCTGCAAAGCGGAATCTACCCTTCGGATCGTTGCGGAGGGCTTCACCATCCTGCCAACGCTGATAGGCGTCTTTGACTGACTTGTGCCCAACCAAACCATCAAAGAAGTCCGCACCGCAGAAAGCGTGCAGACCGATATAAGGCAAAGCGCCCAACGCCTCATCAATCAGTCGGCGGGCTTTCACGCCCTGAGCTCGAACGTCCGTGGTCGTGCTACTGAATTTGAAGTCGTGGGATTGCTGAGTCACGCCAAACTCATCAAACAGGTTGTAAAGAACGGTGCTGCCATCACCATCCAGAATCTCACCTTTCAGGGCACCCATCCGCAGAAACTCCAGTGTGACTTCATGGTTGGCATTCATTTTCTGAAGCCTGCCATTAATCACAGCCTGAACACCCTGCAAAGCATCTTCACTGCCAAACTGCCGCACATTCTGAACTTCAGCGGCCAGTACTGTGCTGTCGTGGGGGATATGTGGGATAACGAAACTGCGCAGCTGACGTTTATCGCCAATGGCCTGAGTAGCAGGCGAACCACGTTCTGAGGAAGGCAACAGGCGGAGTTCACCGTTAATGCTTTCCACAACCGCTGTGGTGGTATTGATGCCACTCTCTTGAAAGAGTCCGAGTTGCCCAAGACGACCAGGCTTATACTGCATTTCATTAATAGCCGCAGTAAGGCTGGTCAGACTGAACACATCATCATTAAAAATATCCAGCATGTTATCGCTCCTTGATAACGGAATTTAGAAAGAAAGGGGGGTTATTCGCTGCGCAGGATGATATCCAGTGCTGCCAGTTGATTCACGGCAGCTGCCTTTTGTTCATCAGTGATACCGGCTGGCCATATCAGCAAACTGTCTACTACTTCTGCCAGTCTTGCGATGATCACACCGTCACCACCAGAAGCATCAGTGACCTTGCCAGCGTAAAGAACACCCAAAGCGTTTTGCGTGCCATCATCTGCACTTGGATCAAGGGGCTGGAATAATCCGGTCGCTGAGACCATGGCAATCACTGTGCCGGGCTTCATGGTCAGATTGGCTGCAAAAGCCACCTGCTCACGGCTGATGCTGTTGTTTCCTTCAGATACCAGGAATTCACCGGTGTAGACCGATTCCGTTTTCACACTCATGGTTAAAGTCCTTTTGGGGAGGGTTAAGGGCGGATTAAAAAGAGAGTTATGCTCGGTTGCGTCGGCTATAAATAGCCTGCGTGTCGATAGCGACAGAGGTTTGTTTCATGCCTTGCTGCTTGGGAGTCAAGGCTGTGTTGATGGGTTCGTCTTCGGCGGTGAGCAGTTCAAACAGAGCGTTTTGTACATCGACTATTAAACAGTCGTCTTTTATAAAATCCGCTGCTTTATCCGGGAATTGAGCTGTCTGGCAGAGGTTTTTAATCTGGTCATAGTTGGCCAGCCGAACCTTGACCTCATCTTCCTTAAATGACGCTTTAAGAAATGCAGCGGTTTTTTCCGGATAACCAGCCTGACTGCAAAGATCAGCAATAGCGACAGGATCAGCTTGAGATTGCGGCTCCACCGTCTGAACGTCAGCCTTCGGTGGGGTTGTTTGCTCTTTGGCTTGCTCGAAACATCCATAGCTTTCCGGTGCGTTATTAAACATGGAGAGATCAAATCGGGCAGCGGCTTTAATCGGTGTGTCTACGTGATCCACCAGACCTGCTGCCAATGCTTCAGTAGCGGTGTACCAGGTCTCGCTATCCATCAGGGCTTTTATTTCCTCGATGGTTTTCACGGTTCGGGCGGTGTAAGAGACCGCGATACTGTCCGCTATCTTATCCATTACATCGGCTGTTTTACGCATTGCGTCAGCATCACCCTGCGCCCAACCGTAAGGGTTATGAATCATAATCATGGCATTTTCTGCGATGGTGACCGTATCGCCCGCCATGGCAATCACGCTGGCAATGCTCGCCGCAAGCCCTTCAATACTGATATGAACATTGGCCTTATGCAGACGAAGAGCGTTGTATATAGCGATGCCTTCAAAGACCATTCCACCCCGGCAATTGATCCGGACATTAATATCGGTAGCGTCCATGTTTCGGATTTGATCCACCACACCCTGAGCAGAAACGCCGAACCAGTCATCGATGTCATCGTAGATAAACAGTTCAGGTGCTTTTCCCGCTTCGTTTTTGAAGGTAAACCACTGCCGGTTATGACTCATCATTGTCGTCCTTTTCTTTGAGATTAAGAGTTGGCTCTGTTTCCAGATCCCGGGCATCGCTGTCGTATTTCAGTTCAAGCTCATCGGAGCGACGGTTATCAGCGGAAATTTCTGCATCAATCTGTTCACTGTCATAGCCCTGTTCGCTGACCACTTCCGAACGTGACTTGAAGCCACTTCTGACGGCCATTTTCTGTGCCTGCATATCCTGAACCGGGTGCATATAAGGCCAACCATGGGCAATCCACTTCACCCGACGAAAGGCGCGCTGTTTGTTGGCGTAGTCAGGAATATTGATAGAGCCATTCAGCACCGCCATATCCAACCAGCGATTCCAGACCGGACGACAGAACTGAAAGATAATCTGGTTGTGTTGGATTTGCTGAATGCGCCGGCGGAACTCATTCAGGATTAATCGTAAGGCTCTGTCGCTGACGCCTGCCATATCGCCTGACAGCAATTCAAACGGGAGGCCGATTCCGGCAGCAATGGCCATCAACTGTTGTCGCATAAAGTTAGGGTAATCTGCTGCAGTGCCAGGTGGGTTGTTAAATTCCACTTCTTCTCCCGGTGCTAACTCCTGCATAGTTCCGGGCTCCATAGCCACCATTGGAATACCATTGTCGCCATACTCAAACGGTTTTCCGGTTAATGGATCAATGGGTTCCTGTTCTGGCGAAGGTTTCTTGATAAAGCCGGTGAACAGATTGGCTATTTCCTGTCGGAGCAAAGTCGCATCGTCAAACTTGTCCAGGTGATAGAGCCTGACCAATACCTGTGTCAGCAATGGCTGGCCCCGGAGTTGTCCCGGTCTTAATGCTTCAAAAATATGCAGGACGTTTTCCGCTTTCACCCTGACCAGCTTGGTGCTGTCAAAGGCAAACTCTGCCGGATGCTCACGGTGCATGTAATAGGCAACCCGTTTGCCCAGCTTATTGAACTCAATGCCTGCTTTTATTACATGACCATTGTCCAGCGTTTCGTTATAGCTGATGGGTACAAACTCGGATTCAACCACCTGAAGCTGTAAAGGAACCGATAAACCATCTTCTGGCCTTCGGGGGCGAAACCTGACAAAACATTCACCGCCTTCAAACATTGAACGGGTTATCAGGGATTGCTGACCGGTAAAACTGAGCAATCCGTCTGCATCAGATTCATCTGACCATTCGAGAAATAGCGACTGTAATTGTTCCCGTAGAGCATCATTATCCACAAGTGACTTCGGAGTTATGCCACGGCCAATGACATTGCTAACCAGCTTTTCCAATCCACTGCTTGCCCAGGGATCATTCCGGATCGCTGCTCTGGAGCGGTTGATCAGTTTACTCAGGTCAGCAGTCAGCGCCGTATTGGGCGACAAGGCCGGGGCGTACCAGCTTTTTGTTCTCCTGCCTGCCCCCGCAGCGGTGTAAGCAGCATTTTTAAAACGCCGGGCAATGTTGGCCAGAAAGCCCATTCTCAAACTCCCTTTGATGAATAGATGCCGTATTGCCTGGGTCGTTTCTGCTGCTTAACCAGTTCACGTTCAATGGCCTGAAGTCGTCTTTCCATTTCGCCAAAACTGCTGTATTCCACTTTGCGGCCTTCAAATTCGACGGTGCGAGTTTCACGCAGCAGCACCGCCCGTTTCAGAGCCTGGTATTCTTCATCCGTGATCATGGGGTTTATCTCTGGAGGTAGGCGCTTTTTGATGAACGTCGAACCGGACGACGGTTATTGTTTTTTTCTTCTTCCGCTTCAGGGTCCGGAAGGTTATCCGGTGCAGGCCTGGCCTTGGCCAGTAGCTCTAAATTTATGCCACGATGTTGTTGCAATATTCGGATGGCTGCCAGTGAATAGACCCGACAATCCAAAGCTTCGTTTCTACGGTTCTTGGCATCCCAAGTAAAGTAAGGGACACCGAGTCGGTATTTCTTCAACTTCTCTTCTGCTGTGGCTTGCTTGAAATAGTCTTCATCAAAACAGTCTTTGATTGGCCAATGACAGTAACCCTGACCCGGTTCCAGAATGCGGTAACGCTGATAAATCAGTTCTTTGGCGGTATCAGTGCCAACCAGCGTCAGGTAGATGCCTTTCTTATTTTTGGTTTTTGGAAAGGTAGCAATGGGCTTTCCAGCCTGTGATGAACCCTTAACAGGAATAGCCCAATCAGCACCTTGTTTACGACAGAAGGCATACACTTCATCGGTGTAGTGGCCACCAGAGTCAATACAGACCTGCGCCACATTCATTTTAGTGGCATCTTGCCGGGTATAGGTTCGGTGTAGCATATCCGCCAGAGCATCCCAAATACCTTGCCGGGATAAATCCCCATAGAGCCGGACATAATCAATCGACCAACTTTCTTCACCCGCACCCCAGCCAGTCACTTCAAATTCAAAGCGATCATCCTGTACATCACACCCAACGGTGATGATTTCTACCCACCAGGGAACCTCTGCCGGATAATGTTCTCTACGTTGGTAAAGCAAGGCATGTTCAACGGTTTCGCCTCTCTCCGTCCATGTTTCACCAAGCACCGTATTCGTCCAATCCTTGAACTGAATAGGATTACTCTTTGCCGCTAAAAAATCCTCAACAGCATTCTGCCAGCTGTACCAACCATTTGGGCTGTAGAGAGAACTCAAGTGAAAACCAGCGACTTTGCAGCTCTTTTCCTCTTCAGCTTGCCACTGACCATTACTGAGCAGTTTGGGTTTATCCTTTTCATAGTGTTTATGCTTACACTTAACGCACTCAAAGCGAGTCGTTGCCGGATCATTATTATCAAAGATGATCTGTGCCCAGACGATTGGTTGGTAGTGTCCGCAGCTATGACAGGGAACCAGATAGCGTCGTTTATCACTGTGCTCATAAGCCGCTTCGATTTTGCTGGTTTCAGCAATGTTCGGCGTGCTGACCATCAGGATTTTGCGGTTACGACTGAAAGTGGCTGTTCGCTTGATGGCCAGATTAATCGGACTGCCTTCACCGTCTACATCATCGTCGTAGGCATCTACTTCATCCATAAACAAGAATCGAGCAGGCATTGAGCGCAGACCTGAAGCTGAGTTGGCTCCGGTAAAAATCAGCACACCGTTGGGAAACTCTTTGGTCAGTAGAGTATTACCACTGTCCCGACTCCTGGGGTCTTTTACCTTCTCCCGCAAGTCTGGCATTTCATCAATCATCGGAGCGATACGCTGCTTCGAGGTTCGCTTAGCCATATCCAACGTTGGCAGCACATACATCATGGGACCAGGAGTGTGATCAATCACATAACCCAGCCAGTTATTGCCACACTCAGTACCGCCAACCTGAGCCCCTTTCATAAACACCACCTGCTCAACCGGTGATGAAGGCGACAGACAATCCATGATCTCTTTCAGGTAAGGCGTTCTGGACGTTCGCCAACGTCCAGCTTCTTTGGTTGCCTTTGCGGGAAGCATCCGTTTTTGATCTGCCCATTCGGAAACCGTCAGGCGAGTGTCCGGTTTCAAGCCAGCGAAAAAGCCTGAAAGATAAGGGTTTTTCATACACTTGTTTGTTTATCTTCGTGACAATCCTGGGTAACGACTACTCAATTTAAAGATTGTGTAAACGACAAAGGTTTTCTTTAGGCCTTGGTAACCGGGGAATAAACAAAGTTGGCACGCTATATGGTTAGTGTAAGGTGCAAGCCAAGCTCAGCATAAGTTCCAGGATGGAACCCCGGCCACGGATAGGCCACTGTCAGACAATAAAAACAACAAACTGACATTGCTGAGATTCAAGCCCCGTTGACCGGGGCTTTATTTTGTCTGTTGTTTGACCAGCGCATTGAGTATGGCCTCCAACTCTCCCTGCAGGTGGTCCGCTATCTTTTTCGGATCATCCTCTGCTGCCAGCACATCCGCCATCCGGTCAGGTATGGCCAGCAGTTCATCTCGAATTATTCGCCCTGCCTTAAACGCATCCTGTTTTACCTTGGCAGCATCCGTCAGTGTTCCGCTTTTTTCCTCATATTCCAGCTTGGCCATCTTTGCTTTGAAGGCTTCCCGCATAGTGCGGGCAGTGACAAAGTCAACGGCTCCTGGTTGCGTTGGAGCAAGGTCAGTGGATTGATCGGAACGAATAAGCGTCACTGGGTCAGCATTAGCTCTCATCGCCTGTTCAGCCTGTATCGAATTCACCTTGCCATTTTTTAATTTCACGATGCCCTTTTTGATCAGCTTGGTGACGTAGCCTCTGGTAAAGCCCTGCTGTCTGGCAAATTCGGCTTGAGAAATCAGCGCCATTGGAAGTCATACCTAGAGCCATCTCGTTCAATATGTACATTCGTCTTAATTTATCTCGACTTATCGTGGCCATCCCCTATAGAGCTACTGCAACAACAAAAAATGAATCAATAAAGGATGTACTAATGAATGAAATCGCCACGTTAAATGATGCAGTCCGACAATCACTGGTGAATCTGGAGGTGAAGAACAGTCTTGCCCTGATCCATTGTCGGTTTGAAATCATGATGACTGCCAACTTGCAGCACACCATTGAGAACAAAGTCGGTTTGCTGAAAGCCATTGCCGAATTTGACCACTTCAATGAGCACAATGATCCCTATGAGGAACATGATTGCTTTCGTTTTCAATTCGAAGATGAGTGGATCATTGCCAAGTTTGATTATTACGCCCCGGATATGGAACACGGCTCGGAAGATGTTTCGGATTTAAACAAAACCATTCGGGTACTGACCATTATGCTGGCCATTGATTATTAACAACGGAGAACAACAACCATGAATAATGAAGCCCAATTGATCACCCATTACTATTTCTGCACCGGTGTTATCGATCGATTAAGCACTCAAACCCGCACACCGGCTGAACTGTTTGGTGATGGTGAACTGGAACTGATTCAGAACCTCTGCCGTTACAGCCAGATCATCAGTGAGATCGAACACGCCAAGAATGAGGTGGAAGGTTTTCCCGGCGTTTTTGATTATGAGGTTTCTGAAATGCTGGCCGCTCAACTCTGGATCGAATTGTGCGAACAACACCCGGAATTTGAGCCTTGGGATTTTCCGGATGACAACCAGTTCCGCAAGCTGGTTGAGCGACTGATTGATGACTGGCTGCATCAGAGACTGCCAAGAGACCTGACGATTCAGCAATGGCTGAAAAAGCAGCAGTAATTCACTCGCCAGGGATGGCAAGAATGTATACCTGCCCAGTCAATTTATGAATCAGAATTTTCTCCATTTTATCAGCTACTTAATGCTGATTTGTATACCTGTGTATACCTCGTTTTCAGACCTGTCACTAACGAAATCCCGCGCCCGTTCGTACCCGCAAGAAGTTAAACATTGCAGGGACCCACGATCTTTTGAAGTTGACAGGATGAAGCCCATTACCTACTGCAATAATCATCGTGAAATCAACCTTATAGATGATGGATAAACCAGAATAAAGATTGAGATATACGGCAGTTCACCCATAGTTAAAGTGTACGTTTAATAAACAAAATAAAAGGAGAAACATCATGACAACGAATAAAACCACTGCGAAAACGACTGCCAAAAACAACGCAAAAGGAGATAAAGCCATGACGACTAAAAAAACGGAAAAGAAAGTTGAAAAGTCTAATTCTGAAAAGTTTTCTGAACTGGCAAATATCCGCGTACCTAAAGCCCTTCGGGTGATAAAGTCTATTTCATCACTGGCTAATGATGATCGTTATGACTATACCGATGAGCAATCAGACGCCATTCTCAACGCTTTGAAATCTGCTGTTGATGAAGTCACCCAATGCTTTGAAAACGGCGGTCAAAAGGATGAGGAGGTATTTCGCATTTAATCAACCATTCAATCCTTTATGAAGCAGGCGACGATGCCTGCTTTTTTTGAGCTTGATGATTATTCATGCACTATCGAATCATTACCAAACACCGGTAAATCGTCACCACACGATGTTTTCAATGTTGATCATGTTACCTATTGCGATTATCAAATGACCCGCCAAATCGACGTAGCACCGACCATTACGATGCCTCAATCATTGCCCACGTATTGAAATGAACAGGTCAACCGATCGAACGAATGCTTACTCAATATGGACTGGGCAGGCATGCCGACCCGCCCGGGTTTACGAGTCATGATCCATCGGTCGGACTTATTCATTGCATGGATCAAGGCAGGCGACGTGGTCACGGTATTCACTTTATAGCCTTGCTGCCTATATATTTCACAGATATAGCAGCGTAACTGAAACCCAATGCCCAAGCCCTGATAATCAGGCAATACCACAGTCCGATGAAGTCGCTTCAGCTTCTTATTGCTCGGATGAGGGAAGTGCAACACACTGCACCAACCCACGGGTTCACCATCAATCTCGGCAATGTATTTATGGGCAGAACGATTGTGGTCACTGCTCAGATAGTGAAACTGCCTAAATAATGCCCATTCGGATTGGTCGGCTTTTCTGACATTGATTTGGATGTCAGGTCGCCGAAGTGACCTCCGTTTGAAGGTGTGCTTATTGCAGTCATAAACCCAATCCGGTTGCAGCCAATCCACAATGTCGTAATGGCAGCTGACTGCGATGAACTGCTTATCTTCCTTGCGAATAAACTTCTGGATAGCCGCACTGCCGATCTTTGCCACCTTACGATCTACTACAGAAGTAAACTCGTCGTAGATCACTGGTTTGTCGGATTCCAGGATCAGCCTGGCTAACTCCGCTCGCATCTTCTGGCCATTGGAGAGTACTGCAAAAGGTTTTAACCAGTCAGGTGGTGAGGAAAATCCGACCTTGCTCAAGGATTCGGTAATCTGTTTTGCACTCAGGTCTTCACTGAAATCATCCACCACGGAATTATCGGACCATTGATAACCTGAGAACAGTTCAAAGTCTTTGAAGACTTCTCGGGCAATGGTCGTCTTTCCGGAACCACTGGCGCCAACAATCAGGCCGATGTTCCAGGGTTTGTCCTCAATGGGAATATCAACGTCGAATGACTTCTTAACCGACTGCATATCAATATCAAACATGCCTTTGACTTTTTCAGTGCGAAAGGAAGGTTTGATGGCAGATTCCACTACAAACTTTGAACTCGGCATTTCAGTCCCTTCTGTGTCAGCTCGTCGTAGATTTTCTGCTGATGGGCTTCGTTGTCACACTCCACCAGGATATTAAAGATTTCGGTGTATTCTTCACCATTGGGCTTCTGTTCTTGTTCAGGTGGAGGATCATCAAATAGGGTGACCATGAAATCATCCTTGAAACCGAGCAGGTTCAAATCAAAGTCTTCTGCCTGCAGGGCTTCTACCTCTCTGGATAGCACTTCCATATTCCAGCTTGAGTTAAGCGCTATTGAGTTATCCGCTATTACGTAAGCCTTTTTCTGCGCTTCAGAGAGTCCAGCAAGAACAATGCAGGGAACGGCTTTCAGATTCAGTTTCTTCGCTGCCATCAAACGACCATGACCAGCGATAATGCCGTTATCCTCATCAATCAGCACAGGATTGGTAAAGCCAAACTCTTTGATAGATGAGCAAATCTGAATAATCTGTTCTTCATCGTGAACCCGGGAATTGTTCACATAGGGGATCAGGTCAGAAACCTTCTTCTCCACCATCTTGTATTTTTTAGCTGCCATTCCTTAGCGCCTTATTTTGTCTGCTACTTTTTCAATGCCCCGGCTGGCAATGTAGCCACCGATACCAATCTGAACGATAGAGAACAGTTTCAGTTCAACCGCTTCCGATAAGTCCGGAGCCGACCAGCCTAACCACCGGGCAACGATCAACCCGGTAAAGACCAGCATCACAATAGGGCGCCAGTTACGCTGTAACCAACTTTCGCCTTTGGCTTCGGTATTGATGATCCCGGCACGTTGAGCCAATTCATCCAGTTCGCCATTCACTGCCAGTTCAACCAGCTGATTCTTGGCTTCTGCGGCTTTATCGGGATCAGGAATCACCCGTTCGATGATCTTGCCAACAATGGGAATGGCGGCTGCAAAGCTCATCGAATCGACTTCAACCAGTGTTCAACGACAAAGTTCGGGCAAGTTTTGTAGGGCGTGAAGAAGTAATGGCCAACAACTTGAGCTTCTGGATAGCGAAGCTCCAGAGATTCGATAAGCATTTCCAAAGCCAGCCATTGTGCAGAAGTGAAGTTGTCTTTCGGCTCGCCATTCTCAGCCATGCCACCAACCAGACAGATACCGATAGATTCATGGTTATGACCTCGAACATGAGCACCCTGAGCCTGAGCATCACGGCCTTGCTGAACAGAACCATCCCGTTCAATCACCCAGTGATAGCCAATATCCGACCAGCCATTGTCGTTCACATGCCAGCGTCGGATATCCTCTGTAGTGATATTCTGGTCAGCACGAGTGGCCGAACAGTGAATCACGATGTAATTGGTTTCAGTCCTTGAAGCCATAATGTCACTTTTTGATAGCTATTTTTTGAAAAAGAATGCTGCTAAACCAACCAGTGCAGAGATCGCCAACCAGCCAAACCGTTCGATACCAGCCAACAAAACACCTCGGGAGCTACCTTGCAGCTCAAGGGTTCTGATTCTGGATTCCATATCGCTGAGCTTCGCATCCAGCTGGTGCATATTGTCGTTCTGGTGGGAGATTCGCTCTTCAATTCTGGCGAGCTGGGATACTGCCTCGCTCAGTTTGTCCAGCTTCACATCAATGCGATCCAGACGGTCGGAGAGGTCAGTCATGGTGCGTCCTGCACGAGGAGAAAATTGAGGTAATAAAAAACCCCACGCCGCTTTTCTTCAAAAGAGAGGTGAGGTTTCATATCTTGGGAAACTATGCCTTATTCAGTAATCATTGGCAACCCGTTGGTTTTTCCCAATCCATAAGCACTAATCTTGAGCCATACAGCGCCTAAAATAATCCGGGTGCGATTTTTGAATAACCCCAATTACCTTTTGAAAAACCTGCTTTAGTGTTTGTTGCTCTCGGGATTTTACATCTGGACTGACCAAACGTGCATACTCCAAAACGGCCTGCCTTATTTCTATCTTTCTTCCATGCCACATAATAACGGGTACGCTTACTTCAAGCGTTTCTGGCATCTCAAGATCTGGCACCACCTGATTCATTTCAATATAAACCAGTTTGGGAAAATCCATCATGGTACAACTCTCCATTTATTTCATTTTTATATATATCTGAGCCACTTGATTCTAAATAGTTCAATTTTTCGTGTATTAGTTTCAGATTTAAGTATCTGATTTTAATATTCTCACCGACTCAGAAGCAGACAGCAGTGAAGTTCTATCAAGATTATGATCACAGAACTGCCAGTAATACTCATGCCAAGATAAAAAATCCCGCTTCCAATTCTGTCGATGAATTCGACATTTATTGATAACCAAACTCGTGGGATAGAGGTGCCTACCATTAGCGGCATAACTGCGATAATCCAATACCGTATAGGCAACAACATCCCTGATCCTTTGTTCTGTCGTCTCCCGATAATCCCGCCCACTCTTGGCCAGCCTCTCCGTAACATCCTGCTCCAGCCACTGAAAGAACCGCCCTTGTTCTGGAAGGAAATGCTCAGTCCTTGGCCCATAAGCCCATATAGCCCAAGAACGAAAAGGCTCCTCCAGCTTTTCCACTGCAGCAATAACCATTCCTGCTTCCACTGCATTACAAACCAGCTGGTTGTTATCCAGCTTGTTCGACTTACCACCAGATCGAAACGCCAATGGATTTACGTCGAAGCCCTTACTGGTCAAGTGAATAGCATACGCATCATGAATAGCCTGCCTTGCTGAATAGAATTTCATTGCGATTCTCCATATCGGGCAATGAGCACCGCATCAGCACGACCATTGTCTTTCTTTCGATGAACATCTGCATCCGGGTAGAGGTCTAATACTTTGCCTCTGGATGCATCCTTGTGAGCGCCTAAAAGACCCGCTGAGCGTTTCCAGCGTTGCGGGGTGACATAGGTCAGCGGAAAGCCCAATAAGCTGACTGCCGCTTCCACAGCGCCATATGAACGACCAAAGCTGAACATGCTGACCACTCCCTGTCCTGGTCTTGCTCCCACTCTTTCGAGATAGACCATCTCAATATCGTTTCGGGTATAGCCTCCAAAGATACTCATCAGTCCAAAGCCGTTTACTTTTCGCTTCTTCCCTTCCGGAGACGTTGGCATATCTTCGACTCTGATTATTTCCTTACTCTCACTGTCCAGTACCGCGATGCCTCCTGTCAGACCTGGATCTATTCCTATAATTATTTTCATTTTTCACTCCCTGAAATATTTCTCTTTCTCTTTTTGTTTCTCTTTTTTTATTTTTTCTCTTTTTTTTTCTCTTTCTCTTCCCCTCTGTTCTTTCTGCCATGCTCCCTTTCCCCCTCCCCCTCTTACTTTTTTCTCTCTATAGAGAGAGAAAAAAGGGGGGGTGTGGGTCAGCTAAAGGCATCAAACAGACGGAACCCTTGAAAATAGAGGGTTAGAGGGGATAGGAGGGTACAGAGATTTAAGCAGTTTTAAATTCCGCACCTGGGGACCTTGGGCACGGGGGTTTTTGGTTAAAAAACAGGCAGTATAATTAGTCATTGCTAATCGCCTCCAAACCTTTCTCAGAGACCATCACAAAAGGCGCATCAACAGTAATGAGCTCTCGATGAATCATGGCATCAATCGTTCTCCGCCAATGCTTGGAGCAGATGAAACCCTGCTCATAGCATTCATCTTTCAGATTCTTCAGCTCTATTCGTGCATTAACGGGATCACGACCGCTGTTCTCTAAACGATGTTGAGCATTTCCAATCAAACTGTTGAGGGCTTCTATAATCCGCCGCTGTCGATCACCGAGTTTCTTGATGGGTGTCTTGCTGGGTTCCTCCTGATCAATGCCATGCTCAAGATACCGCAGCACACAGCTGTACTGCGGTTCGCCATCTTCATCCAGAAAAGGAAGCTGAACAGGATCAAACATAAAGTTCATCGGTTTTGGTTCATCCGCATCTTTCATCTTCTTGGTGATAATCTTCACTGTGTCGTCTGATTTCACCACCGCATATTCAGCGTCCAGCGCAGCCTTGAGAGCACTGTTGCCGCGAGCCCGATCTTTTGAGCCAACGCCCGTATGGTGAACGATCATCACGCAGCACTCATACTTGGCACGAAGCAATTGGTCGATGTGATTGATAAAGACATTCATCTCCTGAGTGGCATTCTCATCACCAGGACCGAAGTTTCTCGCCAGCGTATCAATGACAATCAGAGAAGGAATGTCACTGTTATTTTCCTGAATGATGCTTTCAATGCTGTCACTGACTGCTCGAGCGTTCGCGGTATTGGTTAACGCAGCAGAGCATTTGCTGACGTAGATGGGTGCATTGCGCAGGTTGTAACCATTAGTTTGCTGCCACGCCATTAATCGTCGTGAGAGGCCGTTAAAGCCTTCGCCTGCGATGTAGAAAACCGGACCTTGTCGTTTGACGGGCTTGCCATGCCAATCCTTGCCTGTAGCAACACAGCAAGCCAAATCAATGGCTGAAAACGATTTACCGCAGGCAGGTTCGCCAAACATCAGAGAGAGGCTGTCCATTTCCAGAAAGCCCTTGATCAACCAGTTGATCGGCTTCACACCATTGACCAGTTCTTCAACATGGCAAAACTCAAACAAAGGCTTCGGTGGTGGCTCAATGGAAATAACGGCGCCCGGATTGTTGTTGGTGTGCGTTTTGGAGATGCTGGCGATGGTGGTATTCAATTCTGCATCGGACAGTGGTGGTGTATTGGATTGGTTCCACTGATCAAGGGTTCTTTTGATATCCATCAGAGAGTGCCCCTGCTGAATAAGTTGACCAGCCATACTTGCTGCGGCGTTATTCCTGCCCTGACCTTCGGCTAAATTGCTACCGTCGTGTGGTAGCTGGTATTGATCCGTAGAAAATCCCAGATCACCCACTGGCTTATCTTCAGCCGCTTGCCCGTTAAAGCCATTGATGGTGGCTATATCATCTGGTGTCAGCATGGGCAGATCGTGAATATCGTTGATATCCATATAGCCATCGGTTTCCCATTGATAGAGCGTACCGTCTGCATGAGTGCTGCCGGGAGCGACTACATAACCACCAATACCTCGCAGGTCGATCTTATTCTTTCTGACAGAGTTATGGATGGGATAGTCCGGGTTTACCTGAAAATAGTAGTGCTTGCCTTTACTGGTGGTGGCTCTTAATGGTGTACGGGTAATGGCGCCTTCTTCAATAAACCTAACGGCTTCTGCACTGTCCGCATCAACGACCACGACACCATATCCGGTGATGATAGCCCAGTTCGTGTGCGGAAAAAGTTGAGCCCAATGCTCTACCTGACTGTCATCCGGTGCTTCATCTTGATACTGCTTCCAACGAAAGCGCGGTGCTTTTGGCCATTCGTTTTTTGCTTTTCCTGTATCACCAGAACAGCGACCATCAACAAACCAGGCGGGAGGTTCCTCGAAAGGAGAGCCGAGCGGCACAATAGATAGACCTGCCTCATTCAGTTTCCAGGCTTCTGATGCCGTGTTGGGTAGATTCGATTCCATACAAGTCGTTCCTTCTTGTTGTATTTGTTGTTGGTGGCAGAGTGTCGTTTATGAATTGGACTCGTCGGACTGCAGCATCTCCGGTGTCCAGTGCGGCACCATGCAAGACCAGAGCAACTGTTTCATGCGGGATATGGCTTTATGGCCATTCTCTATCTGGGAGAGTTCGCCTTTTGAGCAATAGAGGAATTCAGCCATCTGCTCCATGCTGATGCCCCGTTCGAGGCGGTAAGCCCGAATCAGCTGACCCGGGGTTTTCGGTTGGGTGGGTTCTCGCTTGATCACCATCTTCCGGTTCCTTGTGGAAGTCAGGGAAATCAAATTATTGAATCTGTCTACTTATAATGTCAATGATTGTTTAATTAAATAGTGGCTATTTATACAGTATGTTGAAGTCGCTATTTTTTCCCCATAATGGTTTTAAACAACAGCTCGTCAATACTTGCCAATGTCACTACAAGGAAAAGAAACGTGAACTGGAAGCAACGCACCAAGGAGCTACTGGCGGAAAGAGGGATGTCGCAATCAGACCTGTCCAGAGCATTAGGCGTTACCCGCGCCACTATCTCTCTCTGGCTGGGCGAGTCCAGCAGTTACACCGATTACAATGTGGCCAAAATTCAATACAAACTTGCTGCCGCGCTGGATGTGCCGAAGGACTATCTGGCGAAAGGCAACGACATCAATAAGCCCCAGGGGCGCGGCGTTCCGGTATTACCTTATGAAGCGATCGGGCGCTGGCTGGATGAAAGTATCTGTGATGAAAACACGACACTGATGTTCTGCCCGGTTCGTTGCAGCCCAATGAGTTATGCGCTGAAAGTGCGTGGAAGTGCCATGGATAGTCAGGGGCGATCTGGTGCCAGTTTTCCCGCAGACAATATGATTTATGTTGATCCCAAGCTGCCACTGAAAGAAGGCAATATCTGTATATTGGAAGATAAGGAGATCATGCTGGGCATCTACGAACGGGTAAATGGTCAGGATACGGTCGTGTTTTTGAACGCCAATTCACCCCGACTGCAGGTGGAAAGCCTGAAGTATCATGGCACCGTGATCGGCACCTTTACTGAGGTCCGTCAATACTGAAACAAACCCGATCCGAAAAAATATTAACTTATATTTAAACAATCATTGACAACTAATTTTCTGAAAGGCAGTCTGTATTTAACAATCAATAACAGATCGCCTAATCAGTCATGAACAAAACGGACTTTTCTGCTGTTCAGGATGTAATCAGCACTCTCGCACAACAAGTGGTTTCGCTGCACGGCGAAGCCCAACACCTTTCCCAACAAATCACTGCTGTCCAATGTGAGTCTCAGTCTGCTGTCGATGCGCTGCTTGATGTGATTCAGGACTACAACCGCCAACTCAATGATCCGGATACGTCCGTCAGCCAACCGCTGACAGTCATCCCCCGTCGTTTTCGTCTTGGGGAATTACTGGTGGATTTGACCAAAGATCAGCAAGTGGTAGTGACGTCCATCCCGGAACTCAATGACCTGCTCAGCGGCTGACTGAGTTCCACCCCTCCCACCCCGCAAAAAAAGGAAATTGCGATGACCGAAAGCAATGATGCTTCACGGCTGGACAAACTCGCCTACGAGTTAGAACTGGCCAAACAATCCGAGCAGCAGGCCAGAGATCTCCGCCTCGCCATTGAGCAGCAGTTATGCGACGTGGTGGGTGTGAAAGATGAAGGTAGCTACTCCATCAAAGGTGACTACTACAAAGTCACCACGGTATCCGGCTTCACTCGCACATTAGATGTAGAGAAGTGGCAAGCCCTGAAAAACCGACTCCCGGCCCATGTTGCTGAAAAAGTGGTTAGAACCAAACTGGAAATTGATACCCGCCAGTTAAAAAGCCTGCAAGGTCTTGATCCCGCGCAGTACAACAAGGTGGCAGAAGCCATTACGACCAAACCCAAGAAAGTATCGGTGAAGTATGAACGACTGGAGGTGCAGTAATGGCCATCTCTCTGGAATCCATAAGTCGTTCTTCTGGCATCAAGGCGCCCCGCATTGTTGTCCATGGCCCGGCAGGTGTTGGTAAAACCACATTAGGTTGTGGCGCTCCCAATCCTATCTTTATTCAAACTGAGGATGGTCTGGGAAAGTTAGAGGTAGATGCTTTCCCAATGATGAAGTCTTTCCAGGATGTACTGGATGCGCTGACCGTGCTTTATACGTCGGATCACAACTATCAGACTGCAGTGATTGATAGTGTTGACCACCTGGAGCCGCTGATCTGGCAACACCTTTGCGAAACCTATATTGGTCCGAAAGGTGAGCGTTTTCAGGCCATTGATGACTTCGGCTACGGAAAAGGCTTTCTTCTGGCACTGGATTTGTGGCGACAGTTATTGGAAGGCCTGGATGCCCTGCGCAATGAAAAGGGTATGGCCTTTATTTTGATTGCCCATTCCGAAATCAAGCGATTTGAAAGCCCCACAACGGACAGTTATGACCGCTATCAGATCAAACTTCATAAACGCGCCAGCGATCTTGTCCAGGAGTCCGTCGACTGCGTGATGTTTGCTGATTACAAAACCGTGATTGAAAAAGAAGAAGGCGGTTTCAATAAGGTCAAAACCCGAGGCATAAGCACCGGCCAACGCTACCTCTATACCGAAGCTCGCCCGAGTTTCGTTGCCAAGAATCGCTATGGTCTGCCGCCTGAGCTTCCGCTGAACTGGCAGGCATTTAGTGACGCACTGACCCATAACTCAAGCCAATAACAAGGAGATTACCATGGCACAGTTAGGTTTTAACGCAGGTGATTATGACCCAACCGATGAGTTTGAACCGCTACCGGCTGGCGAGTACCTGACCATGATTACTGAATCGGCGTTGGAAAACACCAAGACCGGTGGTCGTATGGTGAAACTGACCTACACCATTATGGAAGGTCAGCATGAAAGCCGGAAACTCTGGTCGCAGCACAATATAGAAAACAAAAGTCCACGGGCAGAGGAAATAGGCAGAAAAGAATTAAGCCGAATCGCTCACGCTATTGGTCAACCCATGATCAGCGACACTGATCAACTATTAAATCAGGTGATCCGTATTCGGGTAGTGATCAAAAACGATCCGGGTTACGGCCCTAAGAATGAAGTGAAGAAGTGGATCAATGTCGGTGGTCAGGCAAAACAGGGTTCGCCTGTTCCTCAGCAGCAAACGCCTGCCCAACCATCTGTTCAACAATCATCGACCCAACAACCACCACATCCGGCGACGCAATATTCTGCGCCGCCATGGGGACAGAAGTAATTATTCATTAGTCACAAGGGGGCTTGCCCCCGTTATATCAAGGAAGATTCTATGATTTTCAACTCAACGGGCACTCCCTCGCGGAAGCTCGATAAGGCTCGCTACACCAAAAAACGACCCTCCAAGACGGAAAGGAAGAAAAAAAAGAAGGCACAACGGATCGCCAGAAGACTCAACAGGAAATAACTCGAGGCCATGGAAATGGAAATTCCTGAACCACAACAGACGACGATAAAAGCCATCGTCCAACATTATGAAGATCATCAGGGAGATGCTTTTCGGGCACATCTTGGCGGCTCCATTATTGGCCGCCCTTGTGATCGGGCGCTGTGGTACACCTTTCGTTGGTGTTCAGAGGTAAAACACAATGGTCAGTTATTGCGGTTGTTTCAGACTGGCCATCTGGCAGAAGAACGGTTCGTGGCTGACCTTCGCAAGGTCGGCATCAAAGTGTTTGAGACCGATCCCGCTACAGGAAAGCAGTTCAGAGTCTCCGCTTGCAACGGACATTTTGGTGGCTCATTTGATGGTGTCGGTCAGGGCTTTATTGAAGCACCCAAGACCTGGCATCTGATTGAAATGAAAACTCACAATGAGAAGTCCTTCAACAACCTGGTCAAGAAAGGCGTGCAGGAAGCCAAGCCAGAACACTTTATTCAGATGCAGGTGTATATGCATCTGGCCAATCCACAGCTGACCAGAGCCTTCTATATAGCGGTGAATAAAAACACAGATGAGCTTTACGGTGAGCGGATTAATCTTAATCCAGTGATGGGCAAGGCTGTCGTTGAGAAAGCGGATTGCATTATTGTCAGTGATCGCCCTCTGAGCAAAATCAGCGAAGACCCCAGCTGGTACCTCTGCAAATTCTGTGATCACCACTCTATCTGCCACGGCCAGGAAGCCCCAGCAGTCAATTGCCGTACCTGCCTGCACAGCACTCCAATTGAGGATGGTGAATGGCATTGCGCCCGTCACGATATGGAAATCCCAGAGTCAGTTCAGAAGTCCGGTTGTGAACTCCATCTCTATAACCCCTACCTGTTAGACCAATTCGCTGAACCCACTGATAGCGGTGAGTTCTGGATACGCTATCGCCTGAAATCTACGGGTGAGGAGTTTATGACCGGTACGGATAAAGGGCAGTTCTCATCTCAGGAAGTTAGGGCAGTAGAAGACAAGAGCCTACTAATAGATGAAAAGCTGGTAGAGCTGAAAGCGCAGTTTGATGGAACGATTGAAACTAACCAGTGATAAAAGGAATACAAGAAATGGATCATTCAAAACGTTATCGGTACATACCAGCCAGCAATTCTCCCGCACAGGATCAGATTGATCTGATCGGGTTAAATCCAGAAGGCGGACTCTGCATTGCAGATTACCAGCAAGGTAACTTCTATCCACGAGTCACCCATTACCTGATAGAAGACACGGCATCTTTTGAGCAATACGCCCAAGAAGCGTGTAATGAAACCATCAATGATCTGGAAAAGCAGTTAGAGACGTTTCAGAACCAATCCATTCAACTCCGGGATTTATTTGCTATCACAGCATTGATTGCCGAGTTCAACAGCAACCGTGGAGTCACTATAGAACATGCCGTGGCTTTCTCTTATCAAATTGCCGACAAAATGCTGTTGGTTAGGGAGGCCGATCATGACTGATAAGCTGCGAAGAGTCAGCACAGCCGACTTCTCAGAAAACTGGATCGACCTGGAATCCGGAGAAGACAAAACCGAAATCATACGCATCAGTTTTAAAGAAGATCTGCCGTTTATCAGTCCGTTATTCTGCGAAAAAATCATCAAGTCGATTATGACAGAGATTAGTGAACAGATCGCTGAATGGCAGCAAGGCAAGCACTATGAACGTCAAATGACGTACTTTGACCGGAAAGCTGCCGAGCGGGTTGCCAATAAAATCATTAACGAGATGAAGGGCTTCGGTCGTGGCTTTTGAACTCCGCTGGTATCAGCAGGAGGCCATTGATGCGATCTATCAATACTTCAGCGCCTCCAATGGTAATCCGTTGGTCTGCGTGAGCACCGGTGGTGGCAAGTCAGTGATCATCGCTGACTTTATCCATGGCGTTTTACGACATTGGTCAGACCAACGGTTCCTGATTCTCTCCCATGTAAAAGAGATCATTGAGCAGAACCATGAAAAGATTATCGCCCAATGGCCAGAGGCTCCGACCGGTATCTATTCTGCGGCAATGAACTCACGAAATACCGATGCTCAAATACTGTTTGCCAGCATCCAAAGCGTTCATAAGCGGGCAGAGGAATTAGGGCGTTTTGATCTGCTGATTATCGATGAATGCCATCTTCTCAATAGTGAAAGTTCAGAAACAATGTACTCTCGCCTGATTGCAGGACTGCGAGAAGTTAATCCGGCACTTAAAATAGTCGGCTTCACTGCCACGCCATACCGGATGAAGCAGGGATTAATGACTGAAGGCAAGAACCCCCTATTTGATGAGATCGTTTATGAGACGGATATTCAGCGATTAATTGACGATGGTTTTCTATCACCGCTGCGATCCAAGGCCGGAAAAGACAAGATTGATCTTGCCGGTGTGCGAACGCGGCAGGGCGATTACCTCACCAGCGATATAGAAGAAGCGGTCAATAAAAACGATGTAACTGAAAAAGCCGTGGCTGAAATTATCCAATATGGCCAGGAACGGAAAGCATGGCTGATCTTTTGCGTCAGCGTGGCGCATGCTCAACAGGTGAAAGCACTGCTGATAGATGATGGCATTGAGGCTGAATGCATCACTGGTGAAACCCCGAAAGATGAACGGTCAAGTATTCTCTCTGACTATAAAGCAGGAAGGATTAAAGCGCTCTCCAGTCAGGGAGTTCTCACTACCGGTTTCGATGCGCCTTTGACCGATATGATTGCTCTGCTTCGAGCGACTAAATCACCCGGACTCTACGTCCAGATACTTGGGCGGGGCTTGCGGATTAGTCCTGAAACCAACAAGACGGACTGTTTGGTATTGGACTACGGTGGCAATGTAGAACGCCACGGACCGATCGACCGAATTACCGTTGACCATATAAAAGCAGGCAAGGGATCTGGAGAAGCTCCTGTCAAAGAATGCCCGGAATGTTTTGAACTGATCCTCGCTGGCCTGCGAGTTTGCCCTGCCTGCCACTATCAATTTCCTGAGCGGGAAAAACATGAATCAGAAGCATCCAACGCCGCACTGTTGGCAAACCAGATCGAACCGGAGTGGCTGGATGTAGATGAACTCATTTACAACCTACATGAGAAAAACGGCAAACCACCGTCAATGCAGGTCTCTTATCGCTGCGGTCTGGAAACGATCCGTGAATGGGTTTGCTTCGAACATGGCGGTTATGCACGACAGAAAGCAGTGATCTGGTGGGTAAAACGCTTTGATCACGATCCTGTTCCTGAACTGACCAACGATGCTTTGCACAGGATTAGCGAAACAAGAGACATGAAAGAACCTTGTCGGATTGAGGTTGTTCAGGATGGTCGCTGGCAACGAATCAGGGCTTATGACTTCACAATAAAAGCAGGCACCCCGAGCGAATGGAACAACAACCCCGCAGACAGGCCAAAACCACAGGGGTTTAATGCTGACCACTTTGATGTATTTGATACGGATATTGATTTTTAG